CATTGAAATGTTTAGAGATGATAAATGACAATTTTGATACTGTGTACTTTATTCCCGGTAATCACGATTTGTATTACAGGGACAAGAGAGATATCCAAAGTGTGGAATGGGCCAAACATTTAAAAAATGTACATATTTGTAATGATTGGTTTAGCAGTGGTGATGTTGTCATTGCGCCATGGTTAGTGGGCGATGATCACAAGCGTATTCCCAAACTAAATGCCAAGTACATGTTTGGTCATTTTGAATTGCCGCACTTCTACATGAATGCCATGGTGCAAATGCCAGATCACGGCGAAGTCAAGCGAGAACACTTTGGTAACTTTGAGCAGGTGTTTACTGGCCACTTTCATAAACGACAGCACAACAAAAACATTACCTACATTGGAAATTGTTTCCCGCACAATTATGCAGATGCCGGAGACGATGAGCGTGGCTTGATGATTTTAGACTGGGGTAAAGAACCCGAGTACCATGCATGGCCTGATCAACCAACTTACAGAGTGTTGGGATTGGGTGCTATACTTAATAACGCAGACAGCATACTTAAACCGGGCATGCATGTTAGGGTAAATATTGATATAGATATCAGTTACGAAGAAGCAACTTTTATCAAAGAAACATTCATGCAGTCACATAGACTTCGCGAAATTACTCTTATTCCACAAAAAAATACAGACCTTAATGAATACGCAATACAGGGCAATGTGACTTTTGAATCAGTGGATCAAATTGTGACCAATCAACTTACTGTTATTGCCAGCGAACACTACGATAACAAACTATTGCTGGACATTTACAGAAATTTATGAAAATTTACGCCAACGGATGCTCGTTTACTTACGGGGACGAATTAATCAATCCAGCAGCGGATGCATGGCCTACGTTACTTGCCAATAAATTACACGGTAGTATAATTAATGATGCAATTTCTGGCGGGACCAACTATCGTACTTTATATAGAACTATAAAAAATATTAAAGAAGATTATGATTTATATTTGATCGCCTGGACTGACTATAGTCGATTTACAGTTTACAAATCCGACAACAATTTTGAAATAAATTTCAACTCTAAACTAAAAACCGAATTATATCAAAATACATATGAATTCAAAAGTTGGGGGCGTACATATTATAAACATTGGTATAATGAACTATATGCGTTTAAACTATGGCTTCAACAAATAATGCAATTACAATCGTTACTAAAAAACAAAAACTATGTAATGATCAACACCATGTCCAATAATTTATCCAATTGGACTGCCGATAAAGATCAGTTTATTAAGTCTGTCAAAAATTTTATCAACTTTGATATTATGAATGATAAACAAATATTTGATGAGTACGAAGAAATCAACTATTATATAGATAATATAGATCTGTCAAAATTTTATCGTTGGAATCAGTTTTATATAAGACAATTGTGTGGCGACTTTCCTATCGGTACCCGCGGGCACATGTTAGAACAAGGCCATCAACATCTGGCAGAATTGCTTTACACTCATATATGTTTAAAATAAAATCACTATCAGTTAAAAACTTTATGAGTGTGGGCAATGCCACTCAGGGTATTGACTTTGATCGCCGAGATCTAACACTTGTATTGGGTGAAAATTTAGACTTAGGTGGTGACGACAGCGGTGCTCGCAATGGCACGGGCAAAACTACCATTATCAATGCATTGAGTTATGCACTATTCGGCCAAGCACTAACAAATATTAAAAAAGATAACTTAATCAACAAGACCAATATCAAGCACATGCTGGTCACTATTGATTTTGAATGTGATGGACGCAGCTACAGAATCGAACGGGGTCGTAAGCCCAATGTGCTCAAGTTCTATATCGACGAGCAAGAGTTAGAAAGCAAAGACGACAACAGCCAGGGTGACAGCAGAGAAACTCAACAAGAGATCGAACGACTGCTGCGCATGAGTCACGATATGTTTAGGCATATAGTTGCGCTGAACACTTATACTGAGCCGTTTTTGAGTCTCAAAGCCAACGAGCAACGAACTATCATTGAACAATTGCTGGGCATTACCATGCTGAGTGAAAAAGCAGACTCTCTTAAAGAACAAAACAAAGCTACAAAAGATGCTATTCAGCAAGAAGAATTTCGTATTAAAGCTGTGGGCGATGCCAACAAAAGAATTCAAGATCAAATTGACGCACTGTTGCGCAGACAGACACTTTGGTTAAAGAAAAAAGATGAAGATATTTCTGGATTACAATCTGCTTACGACGAACTGGCTCAGTTAAACATCGAAGCTGAGTTAGATGCTCATACACAGTTGGCAGAATATACTCGGCGCAGTAAAGATATCACTGACAACCGCACCGCACTAAAACGGGCTGAATCAGATCGAGATCGAGAAATACTAGTGATCCGTAAGTTGAAAACAGAAATCGAAAGTTTAGAGAATCATACTTGTCACAGTTGCGGACAGGCGTTTCACGATGAAACACACGAATCTGTGCTGAATAATAAACGAACTTTATTAACAACAACTACTGAAACATTCGATGCACACTGCCGCGCCGTGGATCAACTACTGGTTGCCGGCACACAAATCGGTGCGCTAGGTATCAAGCCCGTGACATTTTATGACAAAGAAAGCGATGCATTTGAACATCGCAGCAGTATGGCATCAGTACTGACTCAACTAGTCAGCAAACAATCCGAAGAGGATCCGTATGCTGAACAAATTAAAGAAATGCAAGAGCAAGCTCTTCAAGAAATTACTTACGATTCAATGAATCAACTGACTCGCGTCAAAGAGCACCAAGAATTTTTACTCAAGCTGTTGACCAACAAAGATAGTTTTATTCGTAAAAAGATCATTGATCAAAATTTAAGCTACCTAAATGCTCGACTGGGCTATTACTTGGACAAAATTGGATTGCCACATACTGTTAAATTCAATAATGATCTATCAGTTAGTATCGAAGAATTGGGCCGTGAGTTAGATTTTGATAATTTAAGTCGCGGTGAACGCAATAGATTGATTCTAAGTTTAAGTTGGAGCTTCCGCGATGTATGGGAAAGTTTATACAGTCAAATTAACTTGCTGTTCATTGACGAGTTAGTAGACAGCGGCATGGACAGTAGCGGTGTAGAAAATGCTCTGGCCATACTTAAGAAAATGAGCCGAGAAGGACAGAAGAGCGTGTGGTTGGTTTCTCATAAAGATGAGTTGGCTGGCAGAGTAAACAACATTCTTACTGTGGTTAAAGAAAACGGTTTCACAAATTATAATACAGATGTCGAAGTTGTTTGACACTGCCAAAGTATTGCATTTAGAGGTCACTGATGTGTGCCAAGCCGAGTGTCCGTTGTGTGCTAGGGAAACAGATCCACTATTCAACAAAGATCTGAAACATAATCTGACAGTCTCGGACATGACCACTATTTTAGGCGAACAGTTTATCAGCAGATTAGATAAAATGTTTATGTGTGGTAACTACGGCGATCCCGCGGCAGGTGCCAATACATTAAGCATTGTTGATTATTTCAGACAAGTTAACAAACACATTACCTTGGGTATGAATACCAACGGGGGTATACAATCTCCGAGTTGGTGGACTGAACTAGGTCAACGATTCAATCAACCCACTGACTATGTGGTTTTCAGTATCGACGGTCTGGCGGATACCAATCACATTTATCGTAAAAAAGTAAATTGGATCAAGGTAATGAATAATGCAGCCGCGTTTATTAAAGCAGGCGGCAGTGCTCATTGGGATATGTTGGTTTACAAACACAATGAGCATCAAGTTGATATAGCAGAACAAGTGGCCCGTGACCTAGGGTTTACTTGGTTTAGAGCCAAAGTAAGCAAGCGATCCAGTAACATCAGTTGGTTGCAACCACCCAAGGCGTGGGTACAACCGCTAGTTGCCAAAGCACCTATAGACTGTCATGTGTTAAAAGAACAAAGTGTATATATGTCTGCTCGAGGAACAGTATATCCCTGCTGCTGGTTAGGCCACAATACCGAACATACCATTGATAACTTCAACTCTATTAGAGAATCGTGGGCAACTAATCCCAATCCCACTTGTTCTGCTAATTGCTCGGCCGACAAATTAGGCTCAAATTTTACCAATCAGTGGCAAAGAACCACGCAAATCAGATAACATATCACATATCAAAACATTTTACAATCATGGCATAAATTATAGTACACATGGCACTAAAACAAATCTAACATGACTTGGTTCTTTCAAGACACTCCAGTTGAGGAATTACCCGAGGATTGCATAGGATTTGTATATCTAATTACAAATAATCTATCTGGACGCAAGTACATAGGCAAAAAATTAGCCAAGTTCGCTAAGACTACTACCAAAACAGTGAAATTAAAGAATGGCACTAAAAAGAAAAAGAAAATCCGCTCAAAAGTCGACAGCGACTGGAGAGACTATTATGGCTCAAGCGTAGAATTATCTACGGACATCACTGCACTAGGCTCCGAAAACTTTACCAGAGAAATACTTTACTATTGTAAATCAAAAGCAGAATGTTCATACATCGAAGCAAGAGAACAATTCAGTAGACGAGTATTAGAATCCACAGATTATTATAACGGACAGATTTCTGTTCGTGTCCATGGCTCCCACATAAAAAACAAACTCTGACTTCAAGTCAACGCATCAACAGTAAACAAGCAAGCGTTAGCTAATATCGAACGCCCGTATACCTGGATCTAGGATCGCAGGGATGGAAGACTCTTCGCTGTAAAGAGCACTCAATCACTATCCTTAACAGGACGAAGATCGCAAATGCCGCGGTTTGATTGTTTGAAAATAATTTTATAAGGCTGAAATGAGGGAAGAAATATCCCAGGTTTACTTGTATGTTAGCGTATACATTGTAAACTGCCGTTGTTATAAGAACTGAGCTCGAGGTACCGGACAACCGCCTCTGTAACTGCTCTAACGCTGATGACTGTGCTACTCGGATGAAGCATTTTTCAACTTTGCCCGCAAGGGCAAAGTGTGACTGTTTAATCTGGATGAAACTTATATCGCTTCGCTCTTAAGAGCTACAATTGATCACTGAGTGGTAACGAAAGTGATGGATGTGCGCAGCACATCTTAGAAGTATGGCAATCCTGTTTCGTTGGTAGTTTTGATGTTATCTTCTATAATCTTTAAGATTATTTCTCTATCTTGATAACTTAATTGATATGCTTCGTCTAGTGTAACACCACCACGCATACTCCAACATAATTTATAAATTGATTTCTTTAAGGCTTTTGAATCTTTGTCGAAGTCGTCTAGCATGCGAGTTATCGACTCATTGTCCAGACTCAAAAGCCTTAGGCGAAAAAACTTGATTGTTCAAATACCAATGGAGTAGTATATGCCTTGCCACATTCATCTTGGTCACAGTTCACATCGACCTTTTTAAGTGGACTTTGGTTGCCTATTTCTTCAATTCGACGTTTAACAGCATCCCATACACTTTTGTTACAGTTCTGAAAGAATTCGTCAATTTGAGCTCGATCTTCTACTACTATGCCATCGTCGATTTTAATGGCTGCAATACTTTTGGTAATTTGTTCTATGGTCAAATCCAGCAGCTTTTTAAATAATTGATTAAATTTTACAATTTTCTCTTCTTCACTCATAGTCTGGTCTGATACCACTGCTAATATTCTTTGCTGTTCAAAGTTTTCGATGCTGGCTCTGTTAAATTCTTTGTAGTTCTGCGGTTTTAAAAACAGTTCCAGATCGTCTACTAGGACCGAAGTGTTGAAATCCGGACATTGTATTTGTGCGCTCAATACACCCAAATCTATGGAATGTTCATTTTTGGTATTGCAGTGGGGACAAACACTGACAAAATCCATTTTACTGCCGTAGGTTGCTTGTCGTATGGCAATTAAAACCGCGTCTAAGTCGGCCGCAGGCATCATCCATGCATTTTTAATACTGGGCACACAGCTTTGTATCACATCCACAGTGCTTTGACCGTTGAGCAGTGCGTCGGGAGTTTGCAAAGTAAGCTCATCTTTGGCTGTCATTGCGTAAACAGGCAATTCTTTAGTAGCGGGCATGCTCAGCGACCCTTCTGGCCACCACTGACCGCCTGTGGGCAATTTAATATGAATTTGTGGCTGGCGAAAATGTTTAGCCAAGGGGTTTGATGAATTCATCATGATTGATTCCAATAAATATAATAATACTTATCTGGTAAAAAACACTGTTTTAAAATATGGCTGATCCAACACAACAATTGCAGCAAATGCTGAACAACGCTGAATCCAGTTTCGGTGGTTTGAATTCTGCTGGTCAACAACTGGCGGCTCAGCTACTTCAAGCAGCCAAAGCAGGAAATACCCAAACAAATGCGGCAACGGCAACTTCGCAGTCATTAGCTCAACTGACAGCAAGAAGCCAATCTGTCACTGCTGGCTTCATCAGCATTGGCGGGGCATTTGGTGGGTTGATAAATCAAGCAACTAATTTAACCGCAGGCATATATGGCGCCGACAAAGCATTTACCTCAGTAATACCTACTGTAGATGCGGTGGCTTCTGTTTTAGGTAAAGTTATTACTGGCATGGGTCAACTGGGTTCTGGTGTTACTATTTTAGGAACCGGATTTGGTCAGGCCTCTCAGGGTATTGCCAATCTTGCCACAAGTGGTCTAGAAATCGTAACAAATATTTTAAAGTTTCAACTTGAAACATCACAAAAAGTGGCCGATGCATTTATTTCATCAGCCAAAGCTGGTGCAATGTTTGGTGGTAGTATTTCTAAACTAGCCTCGGAGGCTGCCAGGGCCGGAGTGCCTATACAAAATTTGGTCAAGGTAGTAACCAACAACGTTGAAAGTTTAGCCAAATTTGGATTAGGGCAACAATCTGCCGCAGTAGTAGTTGCGGGCATGACTAGAGAAATATTTGACTCTAATATCGCACTGCGAGCATTGTACGGTAATTTTGATGAATTATCCACTGGTGTAGCTGACTATTTGGCATCGCAAGCTCAGCTGGGATTGAGTGCAAAAAGCGATTATGCAGGTAATAAAGCCGCAGCTATTGACTATCTATATAGACAAAAAGAGTTAACAGCAATTACTGGCAAAAATGCAGATTTACTGAAGAAAGAAGAAGAAGCTAGAAGAAATCAACTTGACTATAACTTGAAGTTGAGTAGACTGGGCACAACTGCAAGAGCCAATGTTGAAGAAGGTATGGCAATTGCTGGTAAAATATTTGGCAGTGAGGGTGTCAAATACGCTGAAGAGTATTTTGCAACAGGAGGCAAAGTAGTTACCAAAGCGTCACTGGCTTTTCAAGCCTTGGGGGATGGATCAGCTGAGACAATAGCAAATATCTTGGGAGGTGTGAATCAAAGCAGCGAAGGTTTTAGAACATTGACTACTGGTATATTGCAAGATGCTGCACCTGCGATGAAGGCTTTTGCGCAAAGTCAAGAATATAATTCTACAATAAATAGAGCCGCAAACAATGAATTTATTGCAATGCAAACTAATTTGGGGTCCGCATTACAAGCGGCTATACCTTTTGTTGAAAATATTGGTAAATTATATCAAACATTAGAAGCTGAGCGTGCAAACATGAAAAAAGGGCCGTCGGATGCCGCCACCAAAGCATATACAGATGCACAAAATCAATTGTTGAACAATCAAATGCTAATAGACAACACGGTACTGAAAAATATGGAAAGTATTGGCTCAATTCTAAGTTTAATGAATCAAATACAAACCGGATTTATTTCATTGCAAGCCGAGGCCAATGATGCTCTTAATAAGATTATTAAAGGTGCATTCACAAGCCCAGAATATGTTAAAGAATTAATTGGTAAAATATTGGGAGCTATTCAAAACCCACCAACATCAGCAGCACCCCCTAATCCACCCGGCGTTGCACCACCAACTACTGCACCACCAACTACACCGGCCGCACCAGCACCAGCAGCACCACCTAATCCACCTGGCCCAGTGTCGCAATCTAATCCGCCGCCAACTGCCGCGGCAGAAGAAAGAGTTGCTGCGCAGCAATTAGAAATTGAAAAACTTAACAGAGAAATGGTAGCTATAAGAAATACTCCGCCACCAGTCAACGATGATAATGCCGAGACACAAAAATCCATGTTGGCAGTATTGAGAGATTCGTCAGATAAATTAGATAGAATAAGAGATGCCTTGGCCTAATCAGGTAAATATCTAACTACAGAGAACACCAATGAGCTGGAAAAAATATTTTCGAACCACAAATGTTGCAGGCGCACTAAGCCCAATCAACGGCGGTCAGTCACCGCAGTTTGGTTATAAA